AATATGGCCGCATTGCGCGGATGGACGTCACCCCCAAGCTCAACATCGAGGCAGAGGCTAAAAGGCAGGTACGCGAGGCGCAGCGAGCGATCGACGGCCTGACCGGAAAAGACCTACAAATCAACGTAAGGGTCGTCCGATGAGCGCAACAATCACAGGCTCCGGCGAAACAATCCGGCCCGATCTAGTCATGGAATACCGCACCGAACGCGTCTCCAGGAATGTCTACCACCAAGTAATCGGCAAGGCAGAGCAAGACGTGAGCCTCGAGGTCGACGGCAAACGCTACGGCAACCTCCGCCTATTCTTTAGCTCCAAGGTCGAAGCTTTCGCAGCCTACGCAGCGCTCGCGCTGGGGCTCCCCTATGAGTTCGCAGATAGTGAGCTCCCAGAGGTGGGAATGAGGTTTGCTAGAGACGGCAGGATGACTCTGGAGCTCACAGAAAACCGCCGCCACTGGATTATCGAAATGGAATATCGAGAGGTTACCTAGTGGCCTCAGTAGTCGACCGGCACACGATCACCGCGACCGTCACCCCGTTAGGGATCACGCTCGACGTCATCGATGCAAGCCTCAGCCTGGACGAGTCAAGGGCACCCTACGCGGAGATGAGCCTCACAGCAGAGTTCCCGACCGCCGCAGAGATTGACCTATTCGATATAACAGGCCAATCTTTACGAGTCTCAGGGGAAATCCGCCGCGACTTCGGCATCGTGTGGAGCCTCGCAACCCTCACGGCCGTCGGTGGCGGCTCAGTGTCGACCATCACAGACTTTGGAGGCGTCACCCCTTCCTCGATCACTAACCGCCTATTCGGATCATGGAACCCCAGGGCAAGATCCTCTCAGGTGAGAACCTTCGACCTTTACATCACCGAAAGAGTCTTCGATACCAACGAACGCAAACTCACCATACGCGCGAGCTCTGATGAGTCCATTATGATCAACGACGCCCTAATCGCAGACGAATCGCTCGACCCCGAGACCCAAAGCATCCCCACGATCGTCCAGGGTGTCCTAAATCGTTACGGGGCGACCCTACAGCCCGGAGGGTCCACTGGGACGGTAGCGGAGCAACCAGCGACGCTCTGGGACCCAGGAGTCAGAGCATGGGACTACCTCGACGACTTCCTTGAGGCCGCCTCCCTCCGAGTCTGGGCAGATGAAAATCGGAAATGGTATCTCACACCCCGGCAAACCGTGAGCGAAGGCGTCCTCAATATCAGCCCCACTAACGCCATGCTTTCCCACACTGACACCATGGCCTACAACCCGGAGCTATTCTTCGACGCCGTCGTCGTCGAGTACCGCTGGACCGACGCCGCAAACGTCCCCCAGGTTGCCTATGACGTCGCCGGTGCCACGCTCCCGCGATCGGTGTCTGTGCTGAGGCACGATGACACCGTCTTTCCTGGTCCAGGCGCAGCTCAAGGCATCTTGGACCGTGTCACAGGGCGCGGCCGAGTGATCGACGTCGACGCGGTTTCGACTTACACGGCAACCCCAGGGCAGCCGGTACGCATAACGCCGCCGATCGGCTTCGATCAGAATGGCTTCGTCGTGTCGGTCGAGTGGAGCCTCCCGGCCGCCGAAATGTCTGTGGTCTCCCGTAACCTGACAACCAACCCGGTCACGACGTGGCTCTCCCCACTGCTCGAGCACTTCACGATCGCAGACCTGACAGAAATCGGGGGGGGATCCGTCGCAGACCTCACCGCAATACCAGGCGACAGCATCACAGTGATCACCGCAGCGCTCGACGTTATAGCGACCGGGATCAAGTGGGACCAGATCCCCGCAAGTGTTTCGTGGGATACTTTTGGAGATACAGAATGAGGGCCACACTATGACCGCAGGAGACGCAGCCGCCGCCATCGGCTTTCCGGTCGTCGCAGGAACCGCAGCGATCCGCAATGGCTACGCAGAGATCAACACTTCCCGCGACCTCCTGGCCGAGGACATCACCTCCGGCACCCGATCCGCTGCGCAGATCACCTCAGGCATATTCGCTACCTCACGCCTCCCAGTGATCGCTGTCAACAAGGGCGGCACCGGCGCGACCACAGCAGCAGGAGCAAGAACAAACCTCGGCATCGACGACCTCGAGGCGATCATCACCGACCTAACAAACCGCGTCACAGCATTGGAGGCTTAACTATGCCCACTGGACCAGGAGGACTTGACTCTAACGGGATCTGGCAATTCGGAGAAGATGACAGCGAAGCTCTAGCCTCGGATCTGCTAAATCTTGGCATGGGATCCGTGTCGACCGCGATCACTAACCTAGAGCCGGTCGGTGTGTTGCAGGTTGTGTCTACGACCAAGACAGGTACCCAATCGGGGGTTGTGGTCAAGGAAGGGACACTAACTGTTAGCGGTTTGGCTCCCGCAATCACCGCAAGTTCGGCAACGAACAAAATCCTGGTGCAGGGTACCGTGAGTATCGGCAATGACTCTGGCTTAATAACTTATGTGACACTGCTCAAGAATGGCTCACCACTGGCTGGCGCTATCAACAGTAACCCTTCCAGCAGACGCGCCGCAACCTCTGGAGGTGGACACCACAGCGGCGGCAGTATTGTCCCCGCGTCCTTTAGTTTTCTAGATACTGCCGGAAATACCACGTCTAACTCTTACGAGGTTACGGTCGCACACAATAGCTCAGCATCAAGGACAATGCACGTCAATAGGCCCGCCGTCCAGGGGAACGACCTAACCGATGGCCAATATATTTCTACCATTACACTTTCGGAGGTTGCAGGCTAATGGATATTCCCACGATTCTTACAAGCAAATATATGGGCTCACTCTGGAGCCTGAACGGTGACGACTACACCGGGCTGACCTGGCACTCTGGCACTGCTAAGCCAACAAAAAAAGCTCTCGAAGCATTGTGGCCAACGGTGCAATATGAAACCGCCTACGCGCGAGTAGAGCAGGCAAGGCTCGCCGCATACCAGTCGACCACCGACCCTCTATTCTTCGAGACTCAGCGCGGCACCGTCACAAAAGAGGCATGGCTCGCAGCAGTACAAAAAGTCAAGGACGCAAACCCCTACCCGGCAGCCCCAAAATGATCACCCTCCAAGTCCCCGTAACCAGCCCAGTAGTGCGGCACCCTTTCGGCATGAGATGGCATCCCATCCTCAAACGGAACCGACTCCACAAGGGGATCGACTACGCAAACCTCGGCACGATTATGGCGGCCGGTAACGGCAAGGTCCGAAAGATCGGCTATTGGGGACACAAGACCAAAGGGTACGGACACTACATTTACATCGACCACGGCGGCGGCCTCCAAACCCTCTATGCGCACATGGCGCGACGCTCACACCTCAACGTGGGCGACCGTGTCCTCGCCCTGGACACCATAGGGACCATAGGGTCAACCGGCGCAAGCACCGGCCCACACCTACACTTCGAGACAATCCTCAACTGGAAGCGAGTCGACCCTATGCCATTCCTGACCACCAAGAAGCAAAAGGTCCGAGTCACCGGCCGCTATGACAAGCAAACCAAAAAGGCATGGCAGGTATTCCTCACGGAGCACGGTTTCTATACCGGGCAGATCGATGGCCTAATCGGTCCCAAAAGCATTGCAGGGATCCAGCAGTCTATTACTAGCCTAATCTCCAGCTATGTCTACAATGTTCCCCAGCCAGTCCTCAAGCCTGGAGTGCTCGACGAAAACACACGAAAAGGTGTGCAGCGAGCCCTTCGGGTCGAGCCAGATGCAGACTGGGGACGCATTACGATGACCGCGCTCCAGAATGCGATCAACGCCGGGGAATACAGTGGTCCAAAATGACCGCGACTTGGCTAAGGCACTTAGCGGAATGCAAGAGTCCCTAGTGAGAGTCGAAACAACCCTAGATCTCACCAAGGACCACCCTCTAAGGATCCGCCTACTGGAGCAAGCGCAGGCCAAGGCCTCATGGCTTCACAACCTTTCGACCGCAGCGCTCACGGCGGGAGTGACGGCCGTAGTAGTCACCATCGCTCAGATAGTAATCACAGGAAGGTAACAATGACCAACGACAAGAACCCAGCCCAGCGACTCCTGAGACGCTCCACAAGGGTCTACCTGTATCAGATCATGGTGGCGACCGCCCCAATCCTGGTAGGCGTCGGTATGATCACTGAGGGCCTCGCACAGCAGCTCGTAGCGCTACTCGGCGCAGCGCTCACCGTAGGCGGGGGAGCTCTCGCCCTCCGAAACGTCTCTGGCGACTAGCCTCGGCACGTCATAAGATGGACGGCCGCCCCTAGCACAGCACCGGCCTCTGTTTCATAGAAACCCCCAAAGCGCTCGCACCGATGAGACCACACCCAGCCGATAGGCGTCTCATGGTATGCCGGGGCGCCACTTGCGCTTTCCTCAATCTCTCGATATCTTTCCATATAGTCAATGGTGGCCGTCACCTCTGACAAACGAGAGGCCGCACAATGCGCAAAAAAGCCACAGACATTCTGCTAGAAATATCCTCAGCCCTATTCCTGGTCTCGATAATCTCGACCGGCAGCGCTCTATTCCTTATGCTTGGCCGCTAGTGAGCATTGAGAGCATGAGCCTAGTGCTCAACCATTCCAAAGCCAGAGGCACAGCGAAGCTAATCCTGATCGGTGTCGCAAACCATGAGGGCGACGGCGGTGCTTGGCCTTCCCTCTCGACACTTATGCGCTATGCAAACGTGGACCGCCGCAACGCCCAGAGAGCCCTCACTAAGTTAGTCGAGCTAGGAGAGCTCCAAGTCCTTCGACAAAAAGGCGGCAACGAGCTAACCCAGTCAGCCTTTCGCCCTAACCTCTACCGCGTGACAGTCCAATGCCCAGCGACCTGCGACCGGACCTCTCAGCACCGCACAAAGCGCAGCCAGATCGCAGAGCTCGAGTGGGCAGAGCACCAGCACGATCCGATGGTCCTACCCCGTGTCACTAACGCCGCCCCCCGTGGCGCTAACGCCGCCCCCCCCGTGGCGATAGCGCCGCCCGAACCTTCCCTTAACCTAATTGGTGGCAAAGCTGAAAAAAAGACTCAAGTTATTAGGGCGGCGATAGCGCCGCCCCTCTGCACGTCCTCCGGAGGACACTATCGACCCGAAGACCTCTCAGAGTGTTTCTGGTGTGGCCAATAATGAACAAGACAGACCACTACCAGATGGCTCACGTCCTTTACTTGCTCGAAAAGTCTCGAGGAATAAGACGCCATGAACCCCTCTGGATAAGACAAGACCAAACAGACTATGAGACATATTGTCATTCGATTATGAACGCTATAGAAAACAGGACCCTGCAAGCCTTCGAGATCGACGCTCACCTTTGGGCTCTCGCTGAGACCCATAAGCGACGCCTAGCTAAAATCAAAGACCGCCAAGTGTGGAGCCAGATGGGACTGCAAAGATGAGCGACTGGGAAGACCTATTCGACCAGAGCCTCTATCCCTATGAGCTCTCCAAAACCGACCGAGAGCTCCAAGACCTTGCAGAGGATCTCGACGCAACCGACCTAGAGAACGCAGGCGACCAATGAAAAGCGCAGCCGAAACACTAACCCGCCAACAACTCGACGGCGACCTCCCACCCTGGCTATTCGTCACCCTCACCATCGCCCTATGGATCACCTACTACGCCTTAGTCAAGTATCAAGACCGGCAACAATGACCAGCCATCACCAGCGAGTCAAACATTCCACCAGAGCCCCCAAGGTCCGAGAGCTCATCGCCTCCCGGCTCCCCCTCCCATGCGTCGACTGTGGCCGCGCCGTTCACTCAGAGCAAGCCTGGCACGTCGGCCATCGCATACCAGCCTCACAGGGCGGTCAGACAACCATCGAAAACTGTGGACCCTCCCACGTCAGATGCAACCTGAAAGCAGGCGGCAAGCTCGGAGCTCGAGCCCGCAACAAGAACGCCAATCAGTCTAAGGATATCCGCGCGTGGTAAAAATAACTGACTCCGACCCGATAAATCCGCCAATTTTTGAGAAGACGTCCGT